TTTGAAGGTAACGCAATGAATTTAGAACAAGAGAACTTAGCATTTACAGGTATGATTGATGGTAAACCTATCTTTGCTGCAGGCATGAAAATTATTTGGAAAGGTGTTGCAGAAGGCTGGGTGCTAGCTACTAAAGATACTTTAGATCATCCTTTACTTGTAGCAAGAGCAATTAAAAAAGGTTTTGCAAAAACTGCTAAAGAAAATAATATCAATAGAGTTCAAAGTGCTATAAGAGCTGACTATACAATTGGTTTAAAATTTGCTAAATGGTTAGGATTAGAGGAAGAAGGATTAATGAAAAAATTTGGTTTTGATGGTTCAGATCAATATATGTATGCGAGGTTATTCTAATGAGCTGGCAAATGGCAGCAGTAGCAGCGATTGGTGGTGCAACAATGGCACAACAAAATGCTTATGGAAAATTCAATCAAGCTGTTAATGACAGAAACGCTTTAGTTAAAGAACAAAAAGTTGAAGCTATTGATAATAAACTTCAACTAGACTTAGATTCATTTGATAAAGAATTTAGAAAATTTGAAGGTAACACTTTAGTTAAAACATTAAAATCTGGTGTTACTAAAGAAGGAAGTGGACAAAGAATTGAAAAATACAATTTAGCTCAAGCTGAAATAGAAAAAAGCAAAATGGCTTATGATGCAGAAATTGGTAAAGCTCAAGCATTTGAACAAGCTAACTTTGCTAGAATCTCTGGTCAAATTGCTAAACAAGAATCTAAAATAGCAATGATGAGAACAGCAACTAACGCAGGAACATCATTACTTACAATGCAAGGATAATTTATGGCAAGAGATTACAAATCAGAATATGCAAACTACCATTCTAAACCAAAACAAAAAAAAAGAAGAGCTGGTAGAAATGGAGCAAGAGCAATAATGAAAAAGAAATATGGCTCTAGTTTATTAGGTAGAGATATAGATCATAAAGATAGAAATCCAAACAATAACAGTGTAAGCAATTTAAGAGTACAATCTAAATCAACAAACAGATCAAGAAATTCATAGACTATGCCAAAGATACCTACATTCACTTCAACAAGATCTATAACAGCAGAAACAGCATCTGTTGGAAGTAACATTCAACTTAATGTTAACAACACACCAGCAAGTGCATTAGCACCAGTTAGTGATTTTATTCAAAAAAGTTACATTAAAGAAAAACAAACTGAAGCAAATAATAAATCTTACAAAGCTATTAATGAGTTTTATGAAGATCAAAAAGATGAAGCAGGTAATGTAATTCAAAAAGGTTGGCTAACAATTTCAAGTGAAGCTAAACAAAAAGAAAATCCAACTGAAGCATCTAATTATTTTGATAGCGAAATACAAAAACTTTATAATTACAATAAAACAAAAAATTATAAAAATCTAAATAACTTTGAAAAGAAAGCTATTGATGCAAAATTTTATGCAACTACTGGAATGCTTAAAACTACAGCTATTCAAGAAGCTAGATTAAATATGATTCAAGAAAACAAAGATATTGATGATGATACTTTTGTTAAAGAAGCACAGTTACTTTCACAGATGGGTACAATTTATATTGAGCAGTTTAAAAAAGTTATGACTTCAAGAATTGAATCTAATCCAGAATATGATGATGGAACTAAAAAAATATTAATTAAAGAATATCATACTAAAGGTGTTGAATTTTTAGCTAAAAGTATGGCTTCATCAAAACCTTTACAGTTTAAAGAAGCAATGAAACAAGATAAATTCACAGATGTTTCTGCTGTTAAATTATTAGAGTTTGATGGTATAGCAAATGAAAATATTAAAAAACAAAAATTTGAAACATTATTATCTGGATTAGACGTACCTTTTGATTCAGATCCAAGAGATTTTGTTATTGCTAATGAAGAAATACAAAATAAAAATTTTGGTAACAATGAACAATTACAAGCAATTTATGCTAGTCTTACTCCTCAAGAAGTTGTTGAGTTTAAACAAGCATATAAAACAAAAGCTTCTGCAATAAAATCAGATAGAAATATGAACATTTTAACTGCTAATGCAGTTGGTAAAATAAAAGCTGCACAAAATACAAATGAAGTATTTAAAAATTTCTTTGAAAATAAAGGAGTATATAATGAAAAATTAAAAGAATTATTTCCAGATAATTTAATAGCAGTTGAACAGTTAACTGAATTTAGTTTAAAAGTTTCAGAGGGTAGTGCTAATCAAGTTTCAAATTTTGATAAAAACGATGATATAATTAAATTAATTATTAACGATGAAATAAATAGTGTATATGATAAATTTATATTACCTGGCGAAACTGAATCTTTATCTGTAATAGAAAGAGCTGGTAAACAACTTAATGTTGCTGATGCTCAATATTTAAATACTCTTTTTGAAATTTCTGGTGAAGAAGGTTTTAAAGAAAATCATACAAAGTTTTTTAAATTTATAGATATGTTTGGATTAGAAGTTGCAGGAAGTTCTGCATTAAAAAATTTAGATACTCAAAGAGATAAAAGATTAAATAATTTTAAATATGCAATGTACAATAGATATATTACAGGATTACAAAATGGTCATACTGCAGACGAATTATTAAAACCAACTAAAGGAAATAAAAAATTTATTGGTTATGATTTTCATACATATATTCCAAACATGAATGATGTATTTAAAGATATTAGTGAAAGTATAAAAAAGGGTAGTGAGGATACTCCAGAGATACCTAAACAAAAGAAAAAAACAAAAAAAGAATTAGAAGATGAACTTGGAAGAACTATTACTATTTCAGAATACGAAGAGCTAACAAAAGGAATTTAATGGCTACATTAGCAGAGCAAGTAAAATCCTATGAAGAAGCAGGTTTTAGCACAGAAGAAATATCTGCTTGGACAAAAAACAAAGCTAAAGAATTAAGTGAAGCAGGATTTTCTACTCAAGAAATTGCAAAAGATTTAGGATATAAAGAAGTAAACTTAAAACCTATTAGAGCAGCTTGGGAAACTATTATAAATCTTGGCAGACAAGAACATGAAAAAGTTTATTCAGAATTAGAATCGTTAAATGCACAAAACGATGACACACCTTTTATACAAAAACAAAAAGAAAATTTAGTTGGTCAAATATTTGAACCAGCTCAATATTGGAAAAGAGGTTGGGATGCTGGTGTTTGGGATCTTCATCAAAGTTATGTTAATGGAGAAGAAATTCCAGCAATGTACACTACTGATATGCCAAACGATACAGGGTTTTTAGAAAGAAACATAATGAACATAGCAAGATTATCTAAAGATATTATTCCTTATGCTGCTGCTACTGTACCTGTTGCATTAGCCACTAGAAAAACAGATGCTAGTTTAGCTGCTGGTGCTTTTGTAGTTGGATCTATGAGAGAAACATACTTACAAGCATTACAAAATGAAGAAGTAAATGGTTTTAATGAATTTTTTAAAATCTGGACACAAGAAGGTTGGAAAGCTGGAGCAACTGAAGCAGCTCAAATTTATGCAGCAAGTAAACTAGGTGGACTATATAAAGGTGTACTAGCAAAAACTGTAGCACAAACTGTAGGGTTTGAAGCAACTGGTGCAGTTATTCATGGAGAAATGCCAGGCAAAGAACAAATGGCAGACAGTTTATTTTTATTTAGTTTGTTTAATTTAGGTAGTGCTTCAATAGCAAAGTCTAAAAGAATTATAACAAAGAACGATAGAACTCTTCCAGAGTTAGCAGAAGATATGGTTGTTCACAAAACAGTTTTAGAAGATACTGCAAGTAAAACAAATGAAAGACCAAGACATTATGGTGATGAAACAACTGTAACTTATAAGCCAGAAAAATTTAAAGAAGGTATTAAATTTGAAACTAAAGCAGAAGAAGCTATTTTTAATAAAACAAAATACTCCGAAAGAGAACCTATAACAACTTTGCCAGAAAAACTTAATGCAGTAAAACAAACAAAAGATTCTGCTGTTACAAAATTTGTTGACAGACTTCATCCTATTAAAATGGTTATAAGAGAAATTCAAAATACAAAAAATATGAAAGATGCTTTGAATGTTTATGAAAGATTTAGATCTTTACTTGGAATGGAAAATAGAGCAGGAGCTGCTATTGAGATAGGTACATTTGATATTAATTTAAAAACTAATGGTAAATCTTTTAAACAAATTATAGAGCCTATTTTTGAAAAAGATTTTGCAATACCTGGATTGCCAGAGAAAGTTCCATTTAGTTTAAAAGCAAGAGATTTAAAAAACAAACAAAATTATGCAGAGTTTAATAATTATGCTATTGCCAAGAGAGCTTTAGAAAAAGGAGATCAAGGAATCAAAACTGGTATTCCTTTTGAAGTATCAAAAGAAGTAGCTAACAATCCAAAATTAATTAAAAAATTTGAAAAGACAAGATTAGAGTTAATTGAATACAATAAAAAATTATTAGAGTACGCAAGAGATAAAGGTTTACTTACCAAAGAAGCATTTGATGCTATGGTTGAAATGAATAAAGATTACATTGGTTTTGCTAGAGTAATGGAAGTTATGAAGGGTGAAAAGAAAACAAGTGTATCTTCTTTAAAAAAAATGAAAGGATCTGAAAGAGATATAATAGATCCTATTGAAACAACTTACTCAAATACATTTGCTCTTATTAAAAAAGCAGAACGTAATTCTGCTATAAATGAATTTTTAGATGTTGTTGAAGCTTCTCAAGTTAATGGTGGATTTCTAGATATTAAAAAAAAACAAGTAACTAAAATTACAAAATTAAGTTTAAAAGAATTTGAAGATTTTGGTATTGATACATCTAAAATGTCAAACAAAGTTAAAGAAAATTTACAAGTATTTAGAAAAGAGTTTGATAAAGTTGATGCTGATTCTGTTGGAGTTTATCGTAATGGTAAATTTGAAGTATGGGAAGTTGGAAAAGAATTAGCAGAAGCTTTAAAAGATTTTGATCCAAGAACAAGTAAAAATTTAATGTATGGTATTGCTAAACAACCTGCAAGTTGGTTAAGAGCTGGTGCTACTTTAGCTTTAGACTTTGTTGGTGCTAACTTTCTTAGAGATACAGTTCAAGCATCTATTTATAGTAAGTATGGTTTCTTTCCAGTAGTAAGTTCTATGAGAGGGTTGTTTGATATTATTGCTGGTAAAACTGGTTTAAGTAAAAAATCCCAAAAACTTTGGGAAGATTGGGTTAAATCTGGTGGTATGCAATCAACAATGTTATCTCTTGATAGAGCTGTTTTTGATAAAGCTGCATTTGATATTGTAAACAATGGACCAATTAGAAATAAAGTTTCTAATCCTATAGAAATATTAAGAGTTATTTCAGAAACATTTGAAAATGCTACAAGGATTTCAGAATATAGAAGAGCTTATAATGCTTCTATTAAAAGAGGATTAACACATAAACAAGCTGTTGAAAGAGCTGGTTTTGAAAGTAGAGATATAACTTTAGACTTTGGTAAAATGGGTACAGAAATGAAAACTATAAATCAAATATCTGCTTTCTATAATGCAAGAGTTCAAGGTTATGCAAAACTTTATGATGGTTTCAAAGAAAGACCAGGAAGAGCATTAATGGCAATCGGTGGTGGTATCATGGTACCTACTGCATTACTTTGGTGGTTAAATAAAGATGATAAAGATATTCAAGCACAACCAGAATGGGTTAAAAGACATTACTGGTTATTTGCAACTGGTAAAGGTGAAGATAAAGTAATTCATAAAATTCCAAAACCTTTTGATGTAGGTGTAGTTTTTGCTTCTTTGGTAGAATCTTTTTTAAATTACAATTACAATAAAGATGAAACAACTAAACAACAATTAGATGGTTGGTGGAAAGATTATTTAGTACAAACAGGAAAAGGATTTATTCCTACTCCACAAGTTTTAATGCCATTTGTTGAAGGTGGTTTTAATACGAGTTGGTTTAGAAACCAACCTTTAGTACCACATTATCTTGAAAAAACTTTACCTAATAAAATGCAATATACAAATTATACTTCTGAAAGTGCAAAATTAATAGCTGCTGGTGTTTATAAAATGGTTGGTATTGATACTAAATTTAATAACCCAGTTATGATTGATAACTTTATGAAAGCATGGAGTGGTACTTTAGGTAGATATATAATACAAGCATCTGATAAAGCTTTAATTGAAAGTGGAATGATTGATGATCCAATTAAACCTACAGATCCTTTATCATCAATGCCAGTATTTAGAGCTTTCTTAGCTAAAAATCCAGATTTAAATTCACAATGGATAACTACTTTTTATGAAGAATATAACGAACTTGAAAAACAAAAAAACATGGCATCTGCTCTTGAGAAAGAAGGTAAATCATTAGAAGCACAAAAAATTATAGACAGTATTCCTAAGGCTAAATTTCAATTAGCTTATTCTGCTGATGAAATAAAAGAATATGGTGCTATGATAAGAAATATATATAATAATAAAGAATATACTGCAGATGAAAAAAGAGAATTAATAGATCAATTTGCTTTAATAATGATACAATCAGCTAAAAGATCTTTAGATATTATGAATATAAAGGTTGATAATAAGGAGCAATAATAATATAGAGATAACAATATGACAATTTCTAGCACTACAGTAAAAAATTCCTACTCTGGTAATGGTACACTAGATACTTTTAATTATACTTTTAAAGTATTTGCTGCTGCTGATCTTCAAGTTATTATTAGAGATGCGTCAGCAACTGAAACTGTAAAAACTTTAACTACACATTATACTGTAACTGGTGCAGGTTCTGCTTCTGGTGGAACTATTGTATTCACTTCAGGTAACATTCCAACTGCTACAGAAACAGTTGTAATAAGAAGAGCATCACCACAAACACAAGCAATCGATTATATTGCTAACGATCCTTTTCCTGCTGAATCTCACGAAGAAGGATTAGATAGATCTATGATGGCAATTCAACAGTTGCAAGAAGAAGTAGATAGATCAATTAAATTATCAAGAACAAACACAATGAACAATACAGAGTTTGCTGTAGGTTCAACTGCTAGAGCAGGTAAAATTTTTGGGTTTGATGACAATGGTGAATTAGTTGTATCGCAAGAGCTAGGAACTTTTAAAGGTAACTGGTCAGCGTCAACAACTTTTTCTGCTAGAGATATTGTAAAAGATACTTCAAACAATAATATTTATTTATGTAATACTGGTCATACATCTTCTGGTAGTCAACCTATTTCAACTAATACAGATGTAGCTAAATGGGATTTATTAGTAGACGCAGCTAGTGCTACTACTTCTCAAAATGCAGCAGCAGCTAGTGCAGCAGCAGCTTTAGTATCAGAAAACAATGCTTCTACTTCAGAAAGCAATGCTTTAACTTACAAAAACGATTCAGAGACAGCAAAAACTGCAGCAGAATTAGCAGAGACAAATGCCGAAACTGCACAGACAGCAGCAGAAGTGGCTCAAGCAGCAGCAGAATCTGCTTTAGATAATTTTGATGATAGATTTTTAGGTGCTAAAGCTAGTGATCCTACAGTAGATAATGATGGAGACGCATTAACAGACGGAGCATTATATTTTAATTCTACGGATGATGTTATGAAAGTCTACGATTTGACTAACACTACATGGAGACAAATTCAATTAACAACTTCAGATCAAGCTAATGTAAATACTGTAGCTGCAGATTTATCTGGTTCTAATACTATTGGTACTGTTGCAGGTTCTATTGCTAATGTAAACACAACTGCAACTAACATTGCGAACATAAACACAACTGCAGGAATAGATACTG